GTAAGGGCGTCCGTCGACGCTGACAGCCCCCTTGCGAGCCCCCGCCCACCCCTAGCTCGTCGCACGGACAGTCACGAATGTCTCCCCGCCTCACCGCCCGGCGCCTACACTCCGTCACATCGACGTTGAGGGGGCATCATGAACGTCATCAACCCGACCATGTCCGGCTCCACCTGGATCGGCAAGAGCCGGCATGCGCACTGCGTCAAAATGGCGCGGGAGTGGGAGACCCACCAGCGGCAAGCCATCGAGGCCGGTGAGACTGACGTGGCCGAGCAGTACCGGCTGTACGGTCTGGCCTTCATCCTCGAGACGCAGCGCCTGGACAACGGTCAGCCGAAGCGGATCGTGTCCGATCAGGAAGCGGCCCGGCTACGCGCCGTGGAGGACGAGGAGAAGCAGGCCGCGGTGGACGCCGAGCACCTGGCCGCGTTGAAGACGAAGCTCGGCATCACTCCGCGGGCGAATGGCTCGGCGTACCGGCCCTACCGGGGTGGGCTACCCACGCTCGGCAAGGACCGCTGACCTCCCATCAGGCCGCTGCGTTCTGCCCTTGCTGCTCGTCCGCCTGGTCGCCGGGCTCCTGGCCGTCCGTCGCGTCCTCGGGCGCGCCGTCCTCCGGATCAGTCGTAGTCGGGTCATCCACCTGCCCGCCGCCGGTGCCGAATGGGTCGCCGGCCGGGATCGGGTTCGCCGCCCGCTTGTCGTCCCGGATCCGGGCCACCTCTTCCGCGACGTCCTCGTCGTCCCACTCCGGGTGCAGCTGCTTCACCTTCATCCACATGGAGATCGCACCAGCCGTCTCCAGCAGCGACAGGGTGCGTGCGGTGGCCTCTGGGTCCGGCTGCACGGCCTGCGGCCACGACGCCGTCAGCTCCACCGTGGGGTCGATGCCCGTGGCGCCGCAGTGCGTGACGTCCACCCAGAGCATCGTGGTGAGGATCTCCAGGGTCTCCGGCCGCTGATAGAGGATCTTCAGCCCGCGGGTGGTGAGGGATTCTTCCTTCCGGGCGGCGACCTCGGTGGCGGTGACCGCGACGGTGCCCTCGTCCCCGAACGACTGAGCGCTGTATCCGGCGGAGGAGAGGATCTGCCGGCGCAGCGCCGTCACTGTCCGCTCGTGTTCCTCCACTCGGATCGCGAACTGATTCGCGGTGATCGATGAGGCGCCGGAACCCTCGTCGAGCATGTTGAGCTGCACGAACACCTCACGGTCGAGGTCGAACATGCCGCCCGCGCCCGGTCCGTCGGTCTCGAGCATCGACTGCGGCAGCATGATCCGCGCCTTGCCCAGGCGCAGGTCCCGCATCCACGACGTCCACGCCTCATCCAGCGCGCCCATCAACGGCTCGATGCCCGCGTAGTCCGACCGACCCAGGGGGAGGCCCCGCCACATGCGGTTCGGCAGGACGTTCGGGATGTAGGAGACGAGCAGTCGCGGTATCCCCGTCGCCACTGCGCCCGCCTCGTCGACCCGGCCGGCGAGGTCCGCGGCATCCGGGTGGTCGTCCAGGGCCATCTGCATGCCCAGGGTGTCCGCGTCGCCCTTGTACAGGCCGTAGGAGATGCTGCCGGGCTCGTGCCGCTCGAGGAGCCGCCACACCTCCGTCTCGCCGTGCAGCGGCGGCAGCTCCTGCCAGATCGTCGCCGCCGACAGCCGGCCCCACTTCCACTCCGGGATCACCGCGTCCGGGTAAACGACGTCCAGCCACGGCCGCGGCTGAACTGCGAGGTCCCACACCACCCGCACGTACACGCCGCCCAACGCAGCGCCGATCTCGGCGGCCTGCCGCATCGTGGCGTGCCCACGGTCATCGAGGTACCGCTTGATCTGATCCGTCGTCTCCACCAGCGCGGAGGCGCCGTCAGCCGAGTCGGTGTCCACGCTGACGGTGGGGATGTCCGCCCACAGCAGGTTCGCCGACAGCTCCGCGATGTCCCCCGCGAGCGGCACGTGGAGCTTCGCCGCCGGCTGGCCCGGCGTGACCGGCTCCCCCCAGAACATGCGCGCCATCCGCCCAACCAGCCCGCCACGGAACTGCGACGGCTTGTTCAACTCGAAGAAGTCCCGCGCCCGCGGGTTCAACGCCAGCTGGTTCGGCCCCCCGTACACAGCGGCCAGGTGATCGGTATCGCCGGAGTACCAGGCGTGCCACACCTCCATGTGGTCGAGCGGCTCACCAAACTCCCGGGGCGGCCACGGGGTCTTCCCGGACGGCGGCAGCGGCATGACGGTCTCCTTCAGCGGTGAGGGGGTTAGGCGGCGAGGGCGAGATGCCGCTGCCACAAAGCACGAGTGGTGTAGATGCCGTAGCGGAGGGCGTCCACGCCGTGGTCGGCGACCTTGATGGGCTGGTCGATGCCCTTCTCCGCGGCCTTGTCGTCCCAGGAGTAGCCGCCGATCTCCTGGATCAGCGCCTTGCAGGACTCGTGGACCAGGAGCTTGTTGGAGGCGATCAGGGAACTGACGGTTCGGATGCCGTCCATGACGTCGTTCTTCGCCGGCGTCGGCGTCAGCTTGTCCCGCCTCAGCTGCGCCGAGAAGCTCGCTGCGGACGGGTCGACGGTGACGAACTGCGGCCGCACCGCGCCGATCCCCGGCACGTCCTGCATCCACGCCCGCAGCCGCTCCGAGTACTCCGTGTCCGTGAGCTGCTTGCGGGTCTGCCTGGCCTCGTACCGCCACTCCGCGGCCGCATACAGGCGCCGGTCCCGGCCCAGGCCGATGAGGACAGCGTGGAACGGGTTCGACGTGCCGTAGTCCACCCCCAGGCTGATCCACTTGTGCATGCCGTCACGGGGCAGGTCTGTGACGATGTGCCGGTCACGGTCCCACGCGTCGTAGATCGCGCCCTCGGCCGCCACCCACTCACCCAGGATGAACCGGCGGTAGAACAGGCCCTCGTGCATCGCCTTGATGTCGGCGACGTAGTCCGGGTCGAGGAACGGGTTGTCGTCGATCGTGAAGGAGAACCGCCTGAGGGGCTTCTTGCCCTCCTGCGACAGCCAGTCCCGCATGAACCAGTGCGCCGGATTGTCCGGGTTGGTCGTGCAGAACAGCTGCGCACCCTTTACCGACATGCGGCCCAGGAGCTGCTCGAAGAAGACTTGCGGGACCAGCGTCACCTCGTCGACGTACGCCCCGCACAACGTCATACCGCGGATCTTCGGCTCGGACTTGGCGTCGTTCGCGCCGATCACATGCACCGTCCGGCCCAGGATCGTCGCCGTGGGGGCGCCCGGCGTGTAGTGCACGTGCCGCGCCGCCTCACCGAACAGGGCCGGGTCCTGCAAGGGCAGGAAGAGGTTGCGGTGGATGGTCTGCGCGGTCTTCCCGATGATTGCCAGCTCGCCTGTTGTCGGGGCCTGCGACACGAAGATCAGCCACTTCAATAGCGAAGCGATCGTCTTCCCCGACCGGATCGCGCCCTCCCAGCAGCAGATCTTCACCGTCGCCTCAGCGACAGACCGGATCTGCTTCCGGGACAAGGGCAGCGACTCCAGGCTGGCGCTCACTTTCAGCCCTCACCGGCCTGCTCGGCCTCGGCGGACTCCCGCTCGTCCTCCTCGCGCGAGTACCGCGCCAACGCCTCACCCAGGCTGCCCAGCATGCTCTTGGCGGAGTCCAGGTTCGACGACTCCTCCGCCGGCACCAGCTTCAGCACCCGGTCGATCGCCGTCGCCGCCGTCGACATCAGCGCCCGTTTCTCCGCCGCGGGCGCCTCCGCGAACTCGTGCTCCTCGTACGTGTTGTCCTTACCGCCGAACGAGTAGACGATCGTCGGCTTCCACATCTGCGCCCGCAGCTTCTCCGCGTCCTCCAGCAGATCCTCCGCCAGCAGGGCGCGCCGCTCCGCAAGGTCAGCCAGGCGGGCTTTCGTCGCCGCCTCGATCTTCGACCGGTCGAACGTCAGGCCCAGGTACTCGGCTGTACGGGAAGCCGTCACGGGAGCAATGCCCATCTCGCGGGCTATCCGGTTCCGGCCGTAGCCCTCAGCGTGCAGTGCACGGAACTCGTCGAAGCGGTCCTCGCTAATCGTTCCGGTGGGCATGTCAGGCAGTCCTTTGGGCGGGGACGAAGGGCCGCGTACTGGCCCGGGCGAGCTGCTGCAGCAGGACCGGCAGGCTCGTGCCGCGGGTCGTCCAACGCGGGTGATACGGGATCAGCACACAACGGCAGTGCGGGTGCCGCGGCGGTCCAGGGATCGAGGTGAGGAACACGGTGCGGGCCGGGTTCAGGGACAGCCCGCCCGGGAAGTGCCCGCCCGGGCGGATGGAGCGGCCGGCGTAGGCGGCGCAGGCAGGGCAGGCACCGGGTTCGGCCACCCACAGCATCCGCACCCCCGGGCCCAGGTAGCGGGCCACCGTGAGGGAGGCGTGCGCGGCCGCCGACGTCACCGCCGTCGCCACAGCAGCCGTGATGCGGGTGACGGCACGCCGCGCCCTCGAGAACACGCCCTTCAGCCCGGCCAGCCCGAACGCAGTCAGCCCTGCGGCGGTGAGGAGGGCCAGGGCGTGGGAGTGCTCCTCCTGCACCGCGGCCGGGATGGCGCCGGCCGCCCGGTCCGCGACGGCGCCGGTCTCGGTGGGGATGTTGGTGGGCGGGGGAACACCTCGCAAGAGTGCGGTGATCCTGGAGGCGTGCTGGATACCGAGGGATGCGGCGGTGTAGGCGGCGCGCTGCGCCTCCCGCATCGCGTACGCCCCTTGCCCGTGGAACGCGGCCTCGAGGCTCTTGCGGATGTGCTCGATGAGCGCCTTCAGGTCCGCGGGTGCGGGGATCGCCTGGTGCGGGGTGGTGGCGAGCGTCCAGCGGCGTGTGGCGTCGGCTTCGGCGCTGGCGAGGGCCGTAGCGAGGGGGCGTGCCGCGGTGGCGGCGTGGCGGTGCTCGAGGGCCCTGAGTTGGGCGGGCTGACGTTGCGCCAGGGCTGCGATGTTCTTGCTGCTTTCGACCACACCAACCCCCTCTCTTCCTTGGAACCAAAGGCTATCTTGCTTTCTCGCCTTTGATTGTGCAGCATTGGACTGTGGTTTGGGTTAACATCCATGCCAGACGTGCGCGGACAAGGCGCCGCACACACGCACGTTCAGGCAGCCCAAGGAGGCTCTGATGTCGACCCCCGCCCAGCCCGAAAGCACCACCGCGGACCCGAGCACCCAGCCCGCCGTCCCGCAGCAGCCCGAAGGCACCGCACCGACTCCGCCAGAGCCGGCCGCACCCGCAACACCCCCCGCACCGTCCGCGTCTCCCACCGAACCCACCGGGGAGCCGCCCGCCGAACCCAAGGCCAAGGCGCCCAAGTTCGAAGGCGACTTCGACCCCAAGCGGTTCGAGAAGCTCGTCGAGAACCTCCGCGGCGACGTCGCAGCCGAGAAGGCCAAGCGAGAAGCCGCAGAGCAGAAGGCAGCCGAACAGCAGGCCGACCTGATGAAGAAGGTCGCCGCCGCCTTCGGACTCGACACCGGCGAGGAGAAGCCGCCCACCCCCGAAGAGCTCACCCAGAAGCTGGCCCAGGAGCAGGCCCGGACCAAGGAGTTCGAGGACGCCGCCCGCCAGACCCAGGTCGAGCTCGCCGTCTACAAGACCGCAGGCAAGCACGGCGGCGACCCCGACGCCCTCCTGGACTCCCGGGGCTTCGCCAACGCCATCGCCAAGCTCGACCCGGCCTCCGACTCGTTCGCAGCCGACGTCGAGAAGGCCGTCAAGCAGGCGGTGGAAGCGAACCCGAAGCTCGCCGCCAAGCCGGCCGAGCCGGCCAAACCCACGGTTCCGGCCGCGGGCGCGCCGATGAGCGGAGCCCCGGGCACCAAGCGGCAGCTCGGCGCGGAGGACGTGAAGCGGATGACCCCCGAACAGATCACCAAGGCCATAGCCGAAGGACGTCTCAACGACTACCTGGGCGGCGGCCGGTAGGCATATAGGAGCCTCCCTTGTCGATCAACAACTTCAAGCCGGAGATCTGGAGCGCCCAGCTCCTCGTCGCCCTCCGCAACGCGCTCGTCTACGCCCAGCCGGACATCGTGAACCGGAACTACGAGGGCGAGATCACCTCTCACGGCCAGTCGGTGCACATCACCACCATCGGCGACCCGACGATCTTCGACTACGACGCCGGGGACACCCTCAACTACGAGGACGTCGAGACCGCCGGCACCGATCTCGTCATCGACCAGGCCAAGGCGTTCGCCTTCAAGATCGACGACGTGGACAAGGCGCAGGCCCTCCTCAACCCGATGGCGCAGATGGCGCAGAACGCCGCCTACGGCCTGCGCGACAAGGCCGACGCCTACGTCGCCAGCCTCTACACCGGCGTCGCCGCGGCCAACACCATCGGCTCCACCGGCTCCCCGATCGACATCCACACCAGCGCCACCGCCGCCTACGACAACGTCCTCGTGCCCCTGCGCACCAAGCTCGACCGGTCCAACATCCCCACCGAGGGCCGCTACGTCGTCGTCTCCCCCGAGTTCGAGGGCCAGCTCCTCAAGGACGACCGCTTCGTCCGCGTCGACGCCTCCGGCACCGAGACCGGCCTGCGCAACGGCATGGTCGGCCGCGCCGCCGGCTTCGACATCCTCAAGAGCAACAACACCCCCAACCCGACCGGCGACACCCAGGTCATCCAGGCCGGCTACCCGGGCGCCATCACCTACGCCGAGCAGATCCTCGAGACCGAGGCGCTGCGCCTGCAGTCCACCATCGCCGACGCCATCCGCGGCCTGCACGTCTACGGCGCCAAGCTCCTGCGCCCCACCGGCATCGCCGTCGCCTTCGTCGACCCCGCGTAAGCCCCTCCCAGGGACTGATCACCCCGCACCCGCGCTGACCCCCTAGGAGGATCCTCATGGCGCGCACCGCCGTCAGCTACACGGCCCTCACCCCCAACGGCCACACCAGCGACGTGGCCGGCACCACCATCGACGCCACCCTCGTCACCAACGGCGTCGTCATCAACAACGTCGACCCCGAGCGGACCGTGCTCCGCGTCACCAACACCGCGGCCGGCGCGAAGAACGTCATCGTCCGCACCGGCTCCGGCACCCAGTCGTGGATGGCCGGCCAGGGCGACCTCACCGTCTCCGTCGGCGCGAACACCGGCAAGGAATGGGTCGGCCCGTTCACGAGCGCCCGGTTCCAGCAGCGCGGCTCGATGCTGTACGTCGACTTCGAGTCCGGGTTCACCGGCACCATCACCGTCTTCAAGCTGCCGAAGGCGTACTGAGCATGGCGGCCCGCGAATACGAAGGGACCGGAGG